ATGCTGCGGATGCGTTAGGTATTTGGCTATTGGGTTGGAGAATAAACAAACTATGGTCAAACCTCCGCAAGCGATGGCAATGAACGACTATAATCCGTTTCAGCTATGACAGACGAAAGCTACGCAAAGATAATGGCTATGATAGCCGACAGTCCATACCATCAGTGGTGGCCTGAAGAAATCATTGAAAGTCATATAGATACACCGCTTTCTTTAGGTCAGTTCATAATTGGCAAGGATGATGATGACGCATTTTTCTTTTTTGCAACTTGGGCGTTTCCAGAAGAAAAGCATCTGCAAGAGTATTTGCGTACCAGATGTTTTCCAAAGGACGGCTTTCACGGTAAAGGCGATGAGGTTTGGATTACAGACTTTATATGCTTGGGCGGTAGGCGCGATGTGGCTACGGCTTTCCGTTGCGTAAAAAATCTGATATATACGATGGGGTATGATAAATTTTTCTGGCTTAGAACTGAGAAGAACAAAATAGGCTGGCACACTATTAAGGAGTAGAGCATGGGCGGTATGTTTGCAAAAGCGAGAGGTGAGTTTTTAGCGCAAGCCTTAAAGAAAGCTATGGACGAACAGCAAGCCCAACAGATGATGCCGCAAGCGGTTGCTCTTGCTGATGAGGATGCGCCTAAGAAAAAGAAGGCTGCTGGCCTCAAAGGTAAGACAAAGCGCACTGGCGGTGCAGGAAAATTTGCAGAAACTATTTTAGGATAAGTATTATGGGTAGCTTCAATCCACTTAATATTGTCAAAGATGTTGTCGGTGGTGTCACTGACTTAGGCAAAAAAGCACTTACAGAAACATTTGATACTGTAACTGGCATGGATAAAAAAGAACGTAGGATGCTTCTTTATGGTGAAACACAATCGCCAGAAGTTACACCAGAAGTTACCCCAGAGGTTGTGCCAGATGAAAGCACACTGCTAAGAGATACACGCAGAACCAGAGGCAAGCGTTCTGGTCAGGGCGGCACTCTTGTTGGTGGTTATGGTGCTTTGTATCGTAAGGGCGGTTCTAAGTCTGCAACAGGAGAATAAAATGGGATTTATGAAGCCAAAGGTAATTACACCACCACCACCACCGCCACCACCGCCAGAGCCAGATATGGCTAAAGCTACTGCTCTAGCAGAAGAAGCTATGGCTGGTGAGCGTAAAAGACGCAAGGGTGCTGGGGCTACACAAGTTGCTGGCTTGACTGCAACACAAGCAACAACATCGAAGCCAACATTGTTAGGATAAACCAATGGATGACATTAAAGCCATCATTAAAAGGTTTGAAGCCTTAGAAGGTCAGCGAGATAACTGGCAAAACCATTATCAGGAACTTGCTGATTATATGCTTCCACGCAAAGCAGATATTGTGCGGAAGCGTACAAGAGGCGAAAAGCGCATGGAGCAGATCTTTGATGGCACAGCTTTGCAAGCTGTTGATCTGCTTTCCGCTTCTTTACATGGTATGCTAACCAGTGGTGCTAGTGCTTGGTTTCATCTGGCGATGAAAGACCAGACTGTAGGTCGTGACCAAGAAGTACAGGATTGGCTAGAAGATACCAGCACTCGTATGCTTCGTGCATTTAATTCATCAAACTTTGAGACTGAAATCCATGAGATGTATGTGGATTTGGTTGTGTTTGGTACTGGCTGTATGTTTGTGGAAATGGATAAGGGCAAGTTGCGTTTTAGCACACGCCATATATCTGAGTTTCATATTGCAGAGAACCAGTTTGGCTTAGTTGATACAGTATTTAGAAAATATAAGCTGCCAGCTAGACAAGCAGTTCTTAGATTTGGATATGAAGAATCTACAGATTATATACGCAAGGTTTATGATAAAAGACCAGATGATGAAGTAACTATTCTTCACGCAGTTATGCCGCGATATGATCGTGACCCACAGAAAATGGACAGTGCGAATATGCCATTTGCTTCTGTCTATGTTTGTATGGAAAGTAAGATGCCTGTTTCTGTAAAAGGCTTCCAAGAGTTCCCATACGTTGTTCCACGATTTTTGAAGGCAACTGGTGAAACAATGGGGAGATCACCTGCGATGGTGGCGTTGCCTGACGTTAAGATGTTGAATCTTATGTCAAAAACCATCATACAAGCGGCACAAAAGCAGATTGATCCTCCACTGCTTGTGCCTGATGACGGATTTATCCTCCCGATCCGTACTAACCCAGGTGGTCTAAACTTCTTTAGGGCTGGCAGCAGAGACACAATTACACCGCTAAACGTAGGTGCTAACATACCTATTGGCTTACAAATGGAAGAACAAAGACGCATGGCTATCCGTTCTGCGTTTTATGTTGACCAGCTATTGTCAGGCGGTGCGCCTAACATGACAGCGACAGAGGTTATCCAGCGTCAAGAAGAACGCATGAGAGTGATTGGGCCAGTGCTGGGCAGATTGATGAATGAAATGCTGCGTCCATTGATTGACAGAGCATTTGCGCTGATGTTGCGTGAAGAAATGCTGGCAGTGCCACCAGATATACTACAGGGGCGTGATGTGGATATTGAATATGTTTCACCATTGGCTCGCGCACAAAAGTCCAGCAGTCTTAATAATACTATGAAGGCACTGGAAATTCTTATGCCATTGTCACAGTCATTGCCTGTTGGGGATCATATTGACCCTGATGGCCTTGTGCGCCACGTTACAGACGCTCTGGGCGTTCCTAAGACAGTTCTTATGTCTGACGCAGAGATACAGCAACAGCGTCAGCAGAGAGCCGCACAGCAACAGCAAATGGCTGAGAGACAAGAAGAACAGGAAGATGTCTATACTGCGGCACAAGCAGCACAGGCAGTTAGAATGGTACAGAAGTAATGCAAGAGCCTAATAAGCTAAAGTTAATGTATAACGACTTGTTTACTAGCGAAGTTGGCAAGCAAGTGTTGGGGGATCTAGAGGCACGTTGTAACTGGCGTACTTCTAGTTATGTAGCTGGCGATGCCAATGCTACAGCCTTTGAAGAAGGCAAAAGAGCAGTGCTATTGCACATTCACAATATGTTAAGAGAGGATTAACAATGTCAGAAGCAGAACAGGCAATCCAACCAGAAGCTACAGAAGCAGCACCAGCTACGCTGGCTACCCCTGCTGAAGTTGCTCAAGGTGGATCTGGTAACGACTTCTTAAACTTGATACCAGAAGATATTAGACAACACCCAAGCCTATCACCTATTAAGGATGTGGAGAACCTTGCTAGGTCTTATGTAAACGCACAGCGTTTGATAGGCGCAGATAAAATACCAATGCCAGTAAATCCTACAGATGAGGATCTTGACAGGATTTACAGCAAGCTAGGCAGACCAGAAAGTCCAGACCAGTATGGCATCTCATCAGATGGCAATATCATTACAGAGGAACGTGCAACAGAATATGCAGACATTGCGCATAAGTTGCGTCTAACACCTGACCAAGCAAAGGGTGTTTTAGATTATTATCGTTCCGTTGCTGAAAATGACATGACTACTATGGCTAGTACCAATGCTCAAGCTATGGAACAGTCTGCATCTGCATTACAGGCAGAGTGGGGCGATGCTTATGATGCTAAGATGCAATCTGCACAAAAGGTTGTTGACCAGTTTGAAGCTGGCAACATCATGGAAATGCAGTTAGCTGATGGCACAAAGTTAGGAAATCATCCTGATGTTATCAGAGCATTTGCAAAAATTGCCGATTTCAGGCAAACTGTAACCAGTGAAGATACAGTTTCGGAAAGCACTTCATCAATGGGTATGTCCGTCCAACAGGCAGGGAATGAGATACAAGCCATCATGGGCGATAGATCTCATGCTTATTGGGACAAGAGAAACCCACAGCATCAACAGGCTGTAGACCGCATGGCACAGCTTATGGAGATGCAACATGGCTGATGATAGTCTATCGCCAGTTGAAGTGCGGTTAGAGTGTTTGCGTATTGCGGTAGAGTTTGGTACTCAACGTGATATGTTAAATCCAGAGCAGTTGGTAGATAAATACTATCAACTGGTCACTCAGGGTAGCGGTGCAAATCGTCCTGTTGACAATCGGAAAGACGATAGACGCAAGCAGTCTTAAAAAGCTAGGCGTGTCCGTTATCGGGTAGCACACTGCAACTTCGTTCAAATGTAAAACTGTAGAAAAGGAGTGACAATATGTCATCTCAAGTAACTACGGCATTTGTCCAGCAGTATTCTGCAAACGTGCAGATGCTATCACAGCAGATGGGTTCTCGTCTGCGTGATGCGGTGCGTGTAGAATCCATGACTGGCAAAAATGCCTTCTTTGACCAGGTAGGCGTAGCCACTGCGGTCAAGCGTACAACTCGTCATGGGGATACCCCACAGATTGATACACCACACGCAAGACGTAGAGTTTCGCTTGTGGATTACGAATATGCTGATCTGATTGATGATCAGGATAAAGTTCGTATGCTTATCGATCCTACATCATCTTACGCAATGGCTGCTGCCGCAGCTATGGGTCGTGCGATTGATGACGAGATCATTGCGGCTGCTACTGGCACTGCATTTACTGGTGAAACAGGCTCAACTTCAACAGCACTCCCTGCTGGTCAGCAAATCGCTGCTGGCGGTACAGACATGACTGTTGCTAAGTTGCGTGAAGCTAAGAAGATTTTGGACTTGGCTGACGTTGATCCTTCTATCCCACGCTACATTGCGGTAGGGCCAAACCAGATTGAATCTCTACTAGGTGATACAAACGTAACATCTTCAGACTTCAATACGGTAAAAGCTCTTGTGCAGGGTGATGTGAATCAGTTTATGGGTTTCACTTTCATCATGTCTAACCGTCTTGGGCTATCAAGCGGCACTCGTTCATGCTTTGCATGGGCAGAAGATGGCTTGGCTCTTGCTGTAGGTCGTGACGTTAATGCTCGTATTGATGAACGTGCAGACAAGGGTTATGCAACTCAGGTCTACTACGCAATGAGCATTGGTAGTACACGGATGGAAGAAAACAAAGTCGTTCAAATCGATTGCGCTGAATAAGGAGATTGAAGAATGGCTACTGTATATTCCGTACAAAAGACTAAGTGGAATCAAAATGTTCCAGCCGAAGCTATTGATACCAATGAACTTGGTGGTCGTATTCGCGTAGCACACGCTGTTTACGAAGCATCTGCATTGGCATCAGGTGACGTTATTGAGATGTTCAACATCCCTAATGGCGCACGTCTGCTGGAAGGTTCACTTGCACATGATGCACTTGGTGGCTCAACAACACTGTCTGTAGGACACGAAGCATACACAGATTCTTCTGGTACTGCTGTGTCTGCGGCAGCCGCAGCTTACAAGGCCGCAGCCGCTTCTACATCTGCTCAAAAGGTAGATGTGTTAGCTACTCTGGCACTAGGCTCTGGCACAGTTGTTGACGCTAACAAAGATGGCTTGCCTGTCACAGTGACAATGGGCGGTGCTGCTGGCACTGGTACTGTTGAACTGACATTCAAGTATGTCATCGACTAATGCCAATTAGAGAGGGGCAGAGCAATCTGCCCTTCTCACCATTAGGAGTGCGTGATGCTATCAGTTGTGGATATTTGTAATGAAGCGATGGATCTGCTAGGCGCAGCTACCATCATTTCTTTAACTCAGGATTCTAAAGAGGCTCGTCTGTGTAACAGGCGATTTGATACTGTTAGAGACAGTGTTTTTAGAACACACCTTTGGAACGTAGGTCTTACACGCAAAGAGATTGCGCCAGACGCAACTGCTCCTGACTTTGGTTTTACATACCAATACACTTTACCAACAGACCCATATTGCTTGCGAGTAGTGTCCTTTTGGAACTCTGTCGTTGATAATGAAATCGCGGCATACGACAGCAATGTGATGTATAAGATTGAAGGGCGTAAGATACTTTCTAATGAAGGTACTTGTAAGATTACTTACATAGCTAGAATAGAAGATACGGAGCAGTATGACAGCTTGCTATCCTCTGTTATTGCGTACAGGTTAGCGGCTGATACAGCTTATGGGATTACAGGCAGTATGTCTGTGGCTCAGAATATGCAAGTCTTGTATGAAGCTAGATTGAGGGAAGCAAAGGGTGTGGATGCTATGGAAGGTTATCCAGAGCAACCGCAAGCTAATGAGTATATTCAAGTAAGGTTCTAACATGGCGAGAGTATCAACCATTGTAACCAACTTTCGGGCTGGTGAACTTTCGCCAAGGTTGGAAGGCCGCATTGACTTAGACAAGTACAATGAAGGCGCACAGACTTTACAGAACATGGTTGTTTTTCCACAGGGCGGTGCTACTAGAAGGCCAGGCACTTACTATGCTGGTGCGGCTAAAGATGGCGGCAAAGTACGTCTAATTAACTTTGAATACAGTGATGAACAGGCTTATGTCGTTGAGTTAGGCACGAACTATATGCGTTTCTTCAAAGATGGTGGCGTACTTACTGAGGCTACTGTTTCTATTACTGGCGCAACGCAAGCTAATCCTGTTGTTATTACAGCCGCATCTCATGGCTTTTCTAATGGTGACAGGGTTATTATTAACAGCGTTGTTGGTATGAGCCAGCTAAACAACAGAGAATTTACTGTTGCTAACCAGACTACCAATACCTTTGAGTTGTCAGGCATAGATGGCACAGGCTTTGATGCGTACACATCTGGTGGTACTGTAGCAAAGATTGTAGAGGTTACAACAACTTACAGCGTGACAGACATATTTGAGATTAACTACGCACAGTCTGCTGATGTTATTTATCTGGCACACAAAGACCATGCACCAGCCAAGCTAACAAGAACCACAGCCACATCATTTACGCTGACAGATGTAGATTTTACAGATGGACCGTACCTTGATGAGAACATTACCAGCACAACTCTGTATGCTTCTGCGGCTACAGGCAGTGTCACGATTACTGCATCTGCGGCACTTTTTACTGCCAGCGATGTAGGCAGATACATACGCTTTAGAGAAGTATTAGAGATTAACCATGATGAATGGGCTGCTTCCACCAGCTACGCTAACAATACATCTGTGCGTTATGACGGTCATGTATATAAACAAGTAACAGGTTCTACACAAACATCAGGAAATACACCGCCTGTGCATACAAGCGGCACAGAAACTTACGGTAACATTGATTGGCAGTATGAGCATGATGATACTGGATATGTTGAAATCACAGCTTTTACAAGCTCCACAGCAGTTACTGCTACAGTTAAAACAGATGATGGCGGTATTAGTGTGTTGCCTGACCACATTATTGGTTCTGGAAACGCTACTACAAGATGGTCATTGGGTGCATTTGGTGGTGGTCAAGGTTATCCAAGAGCCATAGCGTTCTATGAACAGCGTCTGTACTTTGCTGGCACTATAGGACAGCCACAGACAATATTTGGTTCTGTGTCGGCTGACTTTGAAAACCATACCCCAGGCACTAACGATGATGATGCACTTAACTTCACCATTGCGTCTGACCAAGTGAATGTTATCAAGCATATAATACCAGCGCGTTTCTTGCAGATTTTGACCACAAGTTCAGAGTTTACGTTGTCTGGTGGGCAGGGGACACAGCCTGTTACGCCTACAAATGTAAATATCTTGCGTGAGACTACATTCGGCTCATCTGGTGTAAGGCCACTGAGAGCAGCTACATCCACCATTCTTATTCAGAAAGGTCAGGAAAAGGTTAAGGAAATTACCTTTGATGAGCGTCAAGATGGCTTGGCTGGTGTAGATTTAACCATTCTTGCAGACCACATTACCAGAGGTGGCCTCACCGATATGGTTTGGCAACAAGAGCCTGAGTTGCTTATTTGGTTTGTGCATACTGATGGCAAGCTAGTTGGGCTTACCTATGATCGCGCTAATAACGCTGTAGGATGGCATACTCATCCTTTAGGTGGGTCAGGTACAGTAGAGAGCATCACAAGCATCCCAGAAGGCTCAGAGGACACTGTATATGTATCTGTGAAGCGTACTATCAATGGTGCTACTGTTAGACACATAGAATACATGAAGCCAATATACTTTGGTGATTCGGTAGAGGATGCTTATTTTGTTGATGGTGGTCTGACTTATGACGGCTCTGCTACTACAACAATTAGCGGTATTAACCACTTAGAAGGTGAAACTTTGACTATCTTGGCTGATGGTGCGTCACACGCAAGCAAGACAGTTACAGATGGCAAGATAACACTGGATAGAAGTTCATCTAAGGTTCATCTGGGGTACAACTACGAATCACTGCTAGAGACATTGCGTATAGAAGCTGGCGCAGAAGATGGCATATCTCAGGGCAAGATTAAACGTATTCATGGTGTGACTGTGCGTTTCTTGGACACTGTAGGTGCAGAGGTTGGACCAGATACGGCTAACTTAGACCGCATACCATTTAGAAGCAGTGCAAATGCTATGAACCAAGCAACGCCATTGTTTACTGGTGATAAAGAGATATTCTTCCCATCTGGATATGACAATGATTCTAGGGTAGTGGTGCGGCAGAACCAGCCATTGCCTATGACTATTTTGGCTGTAATGAGAAGGTCTAATACATTCGATGCCTAATATCGTGCCTTTTAAAAAAGAACACTTAGACCAGATTGATCCAATCTTTGAGATGACACAAAGCGGCAAGGAATCTCTTGGCTCTTATGATGGCGTTATTGGCTACACTGGCATAGAAGATGGTAAGGTTCTGGCTACAGGCGGTGTGCATCCAATGTGGCAAGGCGT